CATCATTGAGGGCAGTTGTAAACTCTCTGCCATCAGTTTCAAACTCTTCTTTGTCATCCAATAAGGGTTTATACTTAACCTCAATAGATCCAACCTCTAGTTTATCACACAGGTCTGCTATGCGGTCTTGATCTTCATCAATTGTATTGATATTAATTCTTAGTAAAGTAAAGTATGTGCCATTACCCTCATCATTAATCCAATCCAGATTATCCTCTACATTGTCATAGTCTATAACTAAGTGTCTCGGTCCCCACCTGGAGGGTAACTTATCCAGCCTGTTTTCGTCCAGTACCCCGTAGAAGCAGTCCTTTCCAGCTTCTCCAAAGTTTGTAGAGTAGGGGGTTCCGAGGACGGAGACTGATCCATTCCTACCTTCTTTGTGAATGTGCCCAAGAATTGTAGGGTTTTTAAAATCGGATATAGACAAGCTAAAATCAGCATCCCCAGCAGAGTTAAGCACCCCATAATAACCAAAGTGACCGAACACAGTATAACCCTCAGGGGCAGAAGTAAGTTCCTTTTTAATTTTTTGTTCATCTTCATAGTGTGGGATAAACACCCACTTATTTAGGTTATCAATGTAAGTATGGGTTATTACTTTTATCATGTCACTCTCTAAGAGAGTTAAAGCAGTAACTCCATCATCGGACTTGTTTACACTATCATGGTTCCCTCGTAGGATAAAAACCTGTTTTGTCCTGCTCACCTCATCCATCACTTCCTTCAAGGCTAGTAGTACTGCGGGTCTTGGGTTCCTGTGCATCATAAGGTCGCCCAAAAATATAACCTTAGAACAATTGTTATTATCTCTACAAATTTGGAGTACGGCTTTCTTCTGAGCAGCAAGCAACCCTACAGGCTTGTCCTCGAAATGCAAGTCTCCAATTACAAGAGTTTTCATACTTCTTACCATTTATCTATCGGACACCTTTCAGTCTCCATCTTAGTTTTATATTTTAATACGCACCCACAAAGAGAACATTTTCCTGAGGAGAAATGCTCACAGAGTTTACAAATTTGCATACGATCTTCAGCCGAGTAAGATACACGGCAACCACCAACGGCCCAGCAGTAAACAGCCTTTATTAATCTAAATAATCTCCTCATGATAACATAATGCATCCCAACTAATAGGAAACAATTCAGACATAATTTTTCCAATAGCCCTGGCGTACTCCTGTGTCTCCCATTGAGTATGCTCTTCTGTCCTAAGTTTATATAGGTGATGCCACCCGAGGAGGGTGCCTGTAGTAACCGTTGTGGTAAACATAGCTTGAGGAAGAACCATTCTAGCTTGTTCTGGGCAGACACCTAGCTCAAGCATTGTATTATAGGTAGCTGCTGCCTTACAATAAAGAGCATCTACCTTATCATCTACAAGAATAGCGTCATCATTTGATAAACCCCCTTCTATACTCCCCTGCTTTATGTTGAGGGGTCTCTCCCGCCACTCGTTAGCCATAGGGTAATAAAAATCTGGGTCAGAATCAATGTACCGTCTTGATACTTCACTCCAAGAGAACCCTACTTGGTGCTTACCTAACTGACGCAGTACAAAAAGAGGAGCATGGATGCGTAAAGTACATACAGGGTGGCGAAACGGGAGAAAGTGTCCATGTTCTGCCAAGTAGTTGATAAGTTTCCCATCTTTATCAGGATCATAGCTCTCATGTTCTTTATCAAAGGAACACCTCGCTGCATTTACTACTAGTAAATCTCCGTCTTCTGTGTGGCTCATCAATTCAACTGAACCTTTATATAATATATGTTTTACTTCCATAATACAGGGACTCCATTTTCAAACTGAACTTCTTTACCATCACCAAAAGACTTGCCAACCTCTGCGTCAATCGCAAGAGGCACATCAAAATGGATATTAAAAATCTCCTTGATCTTAGGGTAATTAACCATTTCATCGTAGAGGATAGTGAGTGTATCTTTCACCTCTTCTTGAGGACAAACAATCTCAATCGAGTCATGCACCGTAGCTACTGGCTTGGCTTGGAGTCCTGCCTCCTTGAAGCGTTCCGAAGCTCCTAGGAGAGAGGTCAGGAGTATGTCAGAGGCTGCACTCTGGATAGTAAAGTTTAGCCCCTGTCTTAGTGCCCTGTTAACGACCGAACGATCCCTGCTACCCACATCAGGTAGGTTACGCTTGCGCCCAAAAATAGTATAAGCATACCCATTATTTTTAATGAAGTTATTAACAAATTCCATGTAGGAAAAGATTCCAGGATAAACATTTTCATAGTCTCTAATAATTTTCTCTGCTCGGCGCATAGGGATGCCCACAGTCTCACTCAGATTAAAAGCTCCTCCACCATAGACGATTAGGAACGAAACCGTCTTAGCAATCTGGCGTTCCTGCTTACTAATTTTTTCTTTATTGAACAGCAACCTTGCGGTGTAGGTATGGAGATCTGCCCCTTGGTTGAATGCCAGTTGCATATTACCTTCCTTCGCAATATGAGATAGCACCCTCAGTTCCATGGCTGCGTAATCCGCAGCAATAAATGCCCAGTCCCCAGGGGCTCTGAAAAGGCTCCTAATGTTGTTCTTAGTTTCACGGGGTAAAGTATGGAAAGATACTCCCATCGCTTTCTGAGCGTTGTACGCAGCGCATGAGAGCCTTCCTGTGGAAGTACCGTCAAAGCGGAAGTCCACGAAGACTTTATTCTTCTCATTATACGCAATAGCATTCTTAGTTCCCTCAATGTAAGTCTTGGTGAGCTTCTCAGACTTACGGAGATCCAACAGACCTTTCAGGAATTTCTTAGCTTCTTGAAGTTCTTCTGTTGTCTTGGAAGCAACAACAGACTTGCTTATCTTTTTCCCTTCGTCTCTATGTTGCCACTTAGACACGCTTCTCTAGCTCCGCATCAATATGTTCAAGAAGTAGTTTAAGTGTGGGGGCAGACACAGATGGTTTACCTTTGGCTGTTTTGTCAGGGGGATATAATCCCATAGCATTTTCTCTGGTGTAAAGAATTTCAATAAGGTCGTTGTTAGAAGAGAGGTTGTCTGTTTTTGTTACCCCTTTACAGGTGTATAGGAAATCCTCCTCGTCCATGTTAGTAGTTCGTAACTGCTTCCCAACGGAATCAAGGGTATCCATGTCAACATCCAACCCATTATACTCCATCTCTGCGAAAGTTTCAAGAGAGGGCATAACAACACCCTCTAGGAGCTTCATTACGGGCTCGTCCCCTAGCCTCTCCATGATGAGATCGAACAGCTTGAGGGTGAAGTAGGTATCCATCGCGTTGCCCTCACAGCAATCGGATAGATCCATGTTAGCCCAATCGAATTTTTTAGGATTGTCTATGGTCAGCATAGCTATATAATAGAACCACTAGGGGTGATTTTTATGAACGAATACGAAAGAATAGGAGAATCTATCTGGGATACCTATAGAAGTATTGGTGCTGTTTTAACTGAAGCTAGACGCATGACTAGAAAAGAACTTAAAGATGTAGCTACTGAAGTTCATGGGACTACCGAAGAACCAAGTAAAATTGCTGCTGGTGCGGGGTATACTCCTAAGAGAACAAAAAAAGAAACTAGACGAGCGGAAAAGCGTGGAGCCACTCCACTATCCAAGGAAGATGTTGCTGGAATGTCCTCAGCAGACCTAGCACAAAATATTAAACCTGGAATTAGAGGCCAAGCTAAACTCGTAGGAAGAGCTATAAAACAATGGCCGAAGAGAGGATACCTACAAAATATTCCTAAGATGGTAAGGACAATGAAAAGAGATCCTGGTGAATTCCCAGCGGCAGTTTCCTTTTCAGCGGATCAAAGAACAGAAGGACAACCTGGGCACAAAACTAAGGCTAGACCTACTGCCGTTACGGGAAGAACTAGATTGGCTGTAGCGAGTACGACAGGTAAGGAAGCTCATGGTATAACTCTGCCATCAGAACGCTACGCAAGAAGCGCAGAAAGGCATAAAGACTGGGTTGATTCTGGGGGGAAGGCAAGAAGAGAAGCACAACTCGCAGCTAAAGGTAAAAAGTTAAGGGGACAAGACCCTAGAAATGAATCAGTTTTGAATACCTATAGAAGTATTGGTTATCTTATAGCTGAGATTGCTAGAGTGCCCAACCCCGAAGAACCTAAAGGGAACCCCAGAGTTTGGTCTGATGAGGAAAGAGAAGCGAGAAAGAAAAAGAGAGCGAAAAGGAAAAGTTTTGATGATGTTGTGAAACCCCCAAAACCCCCCGCAGCAAACCAACAGGTTCCTGGTATGTTTAATGTAGCTGGCGGTGTTAAGAAGTTTAAGGATTGGATTAAAAGAAAACTGTCTGGGAATAGCACCGAAGATGAACCTAAAGATCCTCCAACTCGTTAGCGAAGTAAAGTTTAGTAAGATCCATCAAACTCTTAGGCATATTCTCATCCAGTAAGTGATGCATGATCTTAGTGTCCCACACATTCTTAGTGTAAATCCCATAATTAATCAAGAACTTTAGGTCAAACTTAGCGTTGTGGAATACCTTCTTGTTCTTTGGGTTCTCTAAGATGCGGCGAAGAATAACCCAGACCTCTGCGTAGTGGGGTTCCCCCTTCCTAAACGGACTGTCCTTATGATCCAGGGGGATAACCCAGGTCTGATCCTTTGAAGTAAAGGAGATCGTCATAATACTATCCTTCAAGAAGTTCAGCCCTGTAGTCTCTGTGTCGATTGCTATTGTCTCATACGAATTTTTTAGCTTTAGACCTAATTCCTTAACCTCTTCGATCTTAGTGAGGACCTTGTAGGTAAAGTTCCCGTCAACTGTTTTGCCAAGTACATATTTTTCATACGCATTTTGAATGTCTGTTCTGAACAAGGCTGTGTGACGAGGCTCTTTAATACAGGAGTAAGGATGAAAAAGAGGCACAACGATGCAGCGATGCCCATTAGCAGTAGTGAATTCATAAGATTTCCCTCTCTTATTTGTGATGCCACTCTTCTTGATTAGCATCTTCATAGCTAGATTTCCACAAGGGAATACCAGCTTGGGTTTTACTTTGTCTATAGTCGCTTCTAGATGGTTGCGACACAGGCCCATATTTGTTGGAGTCATGTCTGCTTCTCTAACCGAAGGACACTTAACAGACGCAGCCATCTTATAGTTCTCCTTATAGCAATCATCAATTAAAGCTATCTCAACTTTTGAGAAAGGAGATATAGTTCCAAGTCTATAGTTAAGTGAATCAGAGAGAAACAAAACAGGAGCTTCTTCAAGATCCTCATAGTCCATGACTGAATGACAGGGTTTACTTTTCTCCAGAACGGAACACCCCTCACATAAAGGATTATCCCCATGGGTTTTGTGTCCTGCGTACAATTTATCAAGATCGAACATGGCTATAATAGGGTATGAAAAATCATTACATAGATAACAAGAGATTTGAAGAGATCATCCTATTATACCAGCAAGACCCAGAAACTTACGAGGATGATCTAGTTTCTTTATTTGATCTATTGATCACCAACATAATTGAATCTTTTAGATTCAAGGTAGATCCTGATGATGCGAAGCAAGAATGTTTCGCCTTAGTTCTCAAGACTGTTAAAAACTTTAAGCCTAGGAAGGGAACAGCGTTCAACTATTTTACAACCATCGTAATCAATAATCTAAAATTGATGTACACTAGGGACAAAAAATACAGGCAAAAAATCGACAACTATATCGAAAGAAAGAAGGATGATTTTATACAACCCTGAGATTTTTCATCACCATCGACAAATAATCCTCTGAATGTATACCCTTCTTAGCTAGGCGTACAAGGTGAGGTAGCTTCGTTGTGTTATATATAACAAAGCTGTGTGGCATACGGAAGCTGTCTACAATGTAGACGGGTTGGCCTCGATCAACATTTTTATACTTTTCTTTGAGCTTGTCTATCAAAGTATTAGAATGCTTGTCCCATAAAGAAACAAACAAGATGTTAATGGGAGTCCTATCTTTCTTGTAGGATCTAATGATCTTATTCAGATCATTCTCTTTTCTAAGGAAGTGTAATTTATACATTAGCCTTCGTATTTCTTAGGTTCTTTGGATTTAATAACATCCTCGTTAAGAGTCTTCTTAATAGAACCTCGGTCCATAAAATTTTCAGGAGTAGTTGTGGGTGCAGCCCCAGAAAGATCATGTTCAAGAACTGCCGTCTCGGCTAACTTAACTTCACCGTCATCATTCTCAATCACGGTGATCCCTGACGCAGCCAGTTCCTCTTTGTTCTCTGAGGCGTACTTCTGTACCATGTCTGATAGCTGCTTGTTAAGTGCTTCGATGCCTGTCACGAAGACAGTTTTGATAAAGTCTGCGTCAGTAATCTCCTGAGGCTTACACACATCAGCAAAATTCTTGAAGGCAATAGCCTCATCCTTCGAAAGTTTAATTTGTAGTTTCATACGATCCTTACTCCGCTCATCTATACGAATTCTCCATTGACTGACATCCAGCTTAATACTTGTTTGCTCGGGATCCATCTAACTATTATAGTGTAGGTGATAAATTATGGAAGACAATTATGATTTTTCTGCGTTAAAGAAAAAGAAAAGGGTAAACAGCAGGGCTAAGGGGTCCTCGTTTGAAAGGTCCGTAGCCAAGATACTTAATGATAGATTCAACACCACAGAATTTTCAAGAACTCCTGGATCGGGTGCCTTCGCTACCACACACGCGCTCCCAGACCACCTTAAAATTTATGGGGACTTGATCACACCACTAAACTTTAAGTATTGTATAGAGTGCAAGAAAGGATACAATAAAGAAAACTTATACAGTCTATATAATTATAGTTCAGACTTCTGGAAATTTGTAGATCAATGTGAAAAAGATTCGGAAAAATGCCACAAGATACCAATGGTAATATTTAAACAAGATAGACAGAAAACCCTGGCTATAGTCCCCTATAATATATTATATAAATCTAATAATTACATAGAGATACACAAAGAAGAAAAAACATACAGAGTATACCTCTTTGATGATCTCCTTAAAGAGCTTGATTACTTTTGGATTGATTGATCAAAGTCTCAAGTAATCTCATCTGTCCCACCATGTACTGATACATAGTATCATCTTTTAGGCCCTCTTCTGTATCATCTTTTAGGCCCTTTTCTGGTAGTCCTTCGAATATTGTTCCCATTCTTTTCATACTTTCTAGGTCAACATCACAAACTGTGCGTGTCTCTCTTTTTCTAGTATCAGGCTTTCCTGTTTTAGGGTTGGCTTCACTTCCGCTCCAAGTGCCTTCAAAACCAAGTTTACAGGAAATACCACCAACACTTATTTGAAGCTTGAGTAGGTCACTTCCCACAGGACTAATAATAACTGTGTCCTCTATTGTCTTCCCCTCTGCCCGTGCTGCTATATCAGCATTGTTAGCCTCTGTCATCTTATGAAATATTTCATTGTGTCGGAAAACGAGTGATTTGTTATCATCATGAGAGGTTATATCCGTAACTATATCTCTATAGTTTCCTCCCGTCATAATTGCGTTTCTAATAACCCAATCTCTTGCAGCTTGTTGTGTTTTGGGATCACTAGCATCAGCTAGAGCTTTTTGGACCTTCCTAAGTCTAGCTTGTCTACCAATTAACTCCGCTGCCCTACCTCTATCTGCTGCATTTTTAAAATTTACATCCTGTAAAAAAGTTTTACCCAGTTCAGTATCTACCGCTTGGTCATAGGATAACTTATCCTTTACAATTGTTTCCAACTCAGCACAGGCTTGATCAGGTTGAACAGATTTTATCTTGCCATCAACTGTATAGGTTTTACCGTCATTAATTGTGGATTCTAGACTAGCTACCTCAGCTTCTAACTCTTCTTCAAACTCCAAGAATGCATCCCAGCGTTCCTTTCCTGCACCCTGTGTAATATCACCAAACTGTAGTTCGTCTGCCCATTCAGTAAAGCCTTCCTGGAACTTTTTATCTTCAGCCGCTTTTGGGCCAAGCTCCCCACGAATAGATGCTCTCCTTCTTGCATTAGTATTGTATTCTCCAATTTTAGCATCTCCCAGCTTATCCATTTTATCTTTTTGACCAACACCTAGCTCCCAGCCATAATTAGGATCATCACTTTTTGTGATTGCTAGTGCTGGTTCCAGCCCCAGTAATTCTGCCGCTGCATCAGCCCTGGCTTTTCCATCAGGTGTGTTACTGTAGTACAAAACAGTATCACTCCTCCCTCCTGAGCCTCCTCCTTTACTCAAATCTCCAGCAGAATCAGCACCCATAGCTTTAGCAAAAGCCATGTGTCTGGCTATGGTCATCATGGTATATCTAACTAAGGGTTTCCCGCCATCTGTTGAAGCCATCTCAGCTTGTTCCATAAGGATTTGTTCTTCAGAATCAAGCTCAAAAGTTTTATATGCATCTTCTTCAGTAACCTTACCCTTTGCATACTCTATAAGTTTTTGTCCTTTTTCCCGTATGTAAGCAGCTATATCTTTCATAGCAGCATCCCTTTTAACTGGATCGGTTCCTGCCTCTGCAAGCTTTACAGCAGCAATCATACACTTCTCATCAACAGTTGCTCTAATTGTATTTAAATTCTGTCCTCCTTTAGATGCTGGTCCTGTTAAAGCCTTTTCTTTATAAGCTTCTTTACAAGTTTTTTTAAGAGCCTCTAAAGCGTCCCTTTGTAAAGCATTTTTGGTGTTAATTACCACCCCTGTTTCTTGGTTATCCCCAAATAAAAATAACTTACCATCGTAAGTACCAACTTTTTTACTAATTGTATCACAATCCCCTTCACCTGTTAGAAATTTCATAAAATCTCTATGATGCCGTGCTGCTGTAACTACTAATCCAGGATGAATATGTTCCTGCTCACCGTCTGGGCCTATGGCTTTTCCGTTAGCTAGTTTATAACCAAAGGCTGCTGCTGATTGACCCGTTAAATATCTTCCAGGAGACTCACAATACCTAGGCTTAGGTTTAGTTGTTATAGCAAGACAAAAATCCTTTAAATCATCGTAGGTGTCTTCTATAGCCTCTATGGCACCCTTAATATTATTATCATTATCTTTATCAATATTATATACAGCTTCCCCAGTTGCTTTATTTATCTGTTCTAAGAAAATTGTTTCTGGCCTTGCTAGTGCATCATATCGAGCAGCTTCTTCTTCCGCTTCTATTTGCTCTCTACTTAATTCTTCGGCACCCCCATCTTTAAACCAATTAACAAGCATTGTCCATGCTTCTGAGCTTACATCTGGATTTCCTCCTGCGTCTGCTATAGGTTTCGGCCACCCTGCACCTACAGGTCCTCCTACTAAATTAATTTTATTAGTTTTAACCCCTAAATAAGCGTAGGGCTCGCCCCCCTTTACTTGTTTAGATGGATCATGCTTCTGTACTGCCCCTGCTGCAATAACTTCTTGCGCTTTAGCTTCAGCGTCTTTCTGAGACGCAGCATCTACATCCTCCTGACTGGATTTTCCATTGTCAGGTTTGACTTTTTGGGGTTTCTCTGCTTCTGAGATATAAGTAAGTTTGAATGTACGCTTCTTAAGCTTTTCGTAACTCTCCATTAGGTCTGAGAAGTAATCCATATTATATAATAGCCAAGTTAATCAGGCTCAGTCTGCTTGCAGTAACAGACTGAGCCCTTAGATACCTAAACATCACCTCCTGATTAGGATGTTGGGTTAGCGTAGTCGTAAACATTCATGAAATCATACTTGAAGTTCACAGTCAGTTGGTGAAATGCGTTCGTAGAATAGTTAAACTCTGAAGCGGTCCAACTAGTGGGATAAACACCGTAAAGCTCCACAGTAGAGTGTGGGGTCATGGTGTTATCCAACATAACCACTTCAACTTTATCAGCTTTAAAGGTCTGACCAGCAGTACCTCCAGGCTGTGCGCTCTTTGTCATCTCACCAGTGAGAGGATCATAAGTGTGACGGAAGTAGCGATAAAGATCAGAAGCAGTTTCACGAAGGTATAGGTTATCAAAGTCCACAGTAAGCTCACCAGGGGTGGTCTTACCAGGATAATGGTCCTTATCGTTAACGCGATCAACAACAATTGCCTCGTTCTTCATTTCCAAACCACCAACTTTCTTAGCAGCAAGAGTTAAATCAGGTTGATTCGTAATATCTTCAGGAAGCCCAAAGAAGTGAATCTCAAATTGATATGTCCTTACTGAATCTAGATCTGTAGAGATGGTAGGAAGACCCTGACCAGGGGTGAAATTTCGGTCGTATTTAGTCTTGTAATAAGATGTTGCCATTATTTAATTCCTTAAAGTGATCCTAACTGAGCCGACTGGTTAGTTAGGTTGATTTCGAAGATGAGGATCTCAGCAGTCTTGGTAGGCTTAATGAGAACCTTAGTCCAAAGTTCGTTGCGATCAATTCTAAGCGGAGTGTTAGTAGTTTCATCACAAACAACACGGAACTCGGTGATGCCTCTTCTTCTACGGATATCATCGAGGAAGGGGTTCAGAACACCTTCGATTTGTGCCCAAGTGAACTCATCGTTAGGCTCGAAAACAAACCGTTGGGTAGCTGCAAGGATAACCTTGCGAATGTAGATCATTAGTCTGCGGATATTAATTCTATCCAGAGCAGTAGCAGATCTTTGAGAGGTTCTTTGACCAAAGATAGTGATGCCTTGTTGCGGGAAGGAAACGATTGGGTTAACAACATTTCCACCACTGTAAAGACTGTCTCTATCACCTTGGTTCAGTTTGACCTCGACCTCTGTAGGCTTAGTGAGGCGACCTCTACGGTATCCCGCAGGAGCAAACCAGCTATCAGCCACAGCGTCCGTGAAAGCCATCTGACGGGCTCCGAAGATCGCAGGATCGTACCAGCGATCAAGTCCGTCAAAGGTACTGAACACCTTCACCCAAGGCCAGTAGATAGCAGCATAAGAACTATTAATCGCAGCGGTTCTCGACCCACCAGTAGAGGAAGACTTACCGTTACTCCAATCAATTGCATCCTGAACCGTACCCACTGCAACAGGAGGTGAAACAAGAGCAAGGAAGTTTTGAGTAGTTTCAGCCAGAGTAATAAGATTATTCTGAACCGATTGAGTTTGAATTCCAGGTACTAAGGCGATTCCAATGTTAAGAGTAGGATCATCTAGTGATTGCATTCCCGTCTTAGGATCAACAGAAGCATCTCCAATCAGCGCAGCAGCAGCAGTTCCAGATTCATCACCATTCAAACCACCAGTTAAAGCTTTACCAGTATTGGGAACCACTTTATTGAATCTACTACCAGTACCACCTGTGGTTGTTTCTGTGAGGGTTTCTGGGGCAGCAGTGCCCGTTGGCGAGTTAGCTGGGCTTAACCAACGAGAAGTAATAGTAAAGGTGTTGGTAGCTAAAAGGCTTCCAAGTGTACCAGTATAATTATCAAGCTTGGCTGCGGCAATATCAGCATCATCCTTCAGCAAGTTACCTTTAATGATATCAGAAGTAGTATTAGTTTCTCCAGTGTTAATAACATCTTCAATGAACGCACCCGAACCAACGAAACTGCACTTGAAAGTTTCATCCGTAATACCATTTTGATTAACATTAATATTAAAGTTTTGTGAACCTAAATCAGCAGCAGTAATAGTATTACCACTAGCAGTTCCATCTGTCTTAGTACCACCATTATACCCCGTTCCAGGATGTAAGGATTCCACTTTATAAGCAGCAGAGTTTGTACCTGATAAAATTACGCTTCCACCATAAACTCTTACAGCCGAAGCGTAGAGTCCAGAGGCACCAAAACCAGCAGTAGATCCACTAGGAGCCCAGGTTGCCATTAAAGCTGAACAACCAGTAGTTCCTGGAGTAAATGTAGTCGAGCTACAAGCTGATACTCCAATAGAAGCACCAGAACCAGCATAGCTTCCGACAATTGCGCCAGAAAGACCTATACCAGCAGCATCAGAACCAACTCCCCCATCAAAGAAGCAACCAACTTTATCAGCATCTAAGCCTCCACCAACAATCTTTCTAATGGCTTCAGCTTGGCTTGTAGCGGTGCCAGCAGGGATGCTAAAGTCCTTACCTGCACTGGAGTTATCAGCAAATTGTGCCACCCCTGCGTCATCATAAACTTGAATTCTTAAGGTAAGGGCACTCAACACACCAAAGCCTTCTCCCGTAGCAAAAGTATCTACACCCGATACTAAAACAGCAGGACAAGAACCGAGTCCCATAAGAGCAGAAGCATCAGCAGCAGTGCTGGCTGCGGCTCTTACAAAATACATACTGTTGGTTTGCTCTAAGATTTCGAGTCCACCCTCAAGACCTTGACCAGTAAGACCTTCGCTGGGCTCACCAAAAGTCCTGATAAGGTTATTTTGGCTAGTGATTAAAGTAGCCTTATTCGTGGGGCCTTTACCAGCAAACCCTACAATACCAACGATGGAAGTATTGATTGACGGGGCATATTCTGAAATATCTTTCTCAATGGTGTATACACCAGGGCTTACATAATTTACCATTTAATTTCTCCTAAGCGTTAGAAATCTTAAAGACCCTACGCCGATGCAGGGTTCTGATTTGTTCTGTGATGTAGCTCTCGGGAACTACAAGGCTTTCCCCAGGCTGCATGAACCTCTCCTTACAACCTTTTTCAGTACTAAAGTAGACGGTTATGGACTGAAGACAATCATTTTTTACAACTTTCATAACTAATTCCTTCCTTTATTATGTACTAATGGGACTATACTTTTGTGAAAACTTTTTTTATCAACAGTTATTATCTACAGTAATAGTTATTGTGGGGAGACTGTTGTTCTCATCGGGCTCTGTTGCCGTATTATAAATATCAGCGTAAATACCAAACGCATAAGTACCTACATTAGTGTAGTATAGATCATTATATTGGAATGTATTTGAATAGGAGGTCCCAGGAGGCATAGACCCTACTGATTGTTCAGCAACTAACTCCACTTCTGGGTAGAAATCTAGAGCATCCAGAGTAAGAATAGCTGTGTTAGGAGCATTAGCACCATCTAAGAACCTCCAGAAGCCTACAACAAACGGTTGGGCTGCATCGTTGCCGTTATTTTCAATAGTATACGAATAGGTTACAGTTGGAGGAGGAGGATCATTTACAAACCCAGTACCAGCAGGATAACAGTAATTATAAGCTGCTTGCATATTGGTTGGAGGATAATATCCTTGACCAGAAGCATGAAGTGATAATAAACTAGCTGCAAAAGAGGTCGTTTCAATGTTGGGGCTAGGAGCATCTCCAGTTGTTTCAGGTTGATCAACCGCAAAACCTGTCCCCGCAGTTACTGTAGATTGTCCTGCTATCGTTGTGGCAGCCGCATGAGGGCTCTTTCCGTGGGTAGTTATTGCATCTCCAGGAAGAGATACCTTAATTCCTTCTACAAAAACATTCTGAGAACCAGGGCCAATAATTAGCCCCCCAGCAGTATCAGTTTCGACCCTACAAACACCCTTATTTTCAATAGTTACTTTACTACTTCCAGTTTGTGAGTGTCCACAAGTTGCAGCGGTAGTTGCTACACAGATATCAGGCATCAGCAATTCTCCACTTTAAATTCTTCAATCTTACCAGTAGAAGTATACAAGAACTTAGGACTAGGAATGTATGTTCTGAGGACTATGTTCATGGTTTTTTTAAGAACCCTATCTTCTTTATCAGCTACACTTATCTGTCCTACATCATCCTCAGAGTCTAAATATGCTTTGGCTAGTGTGGAGAACTCTGTAGGCACCTGCATTTCAGGATTAAATTTTAACCTAATCTGTTCAAGAATTTGATCCATGTCGGACATATACTTAGTCCAGATGTTTACTTGATACTTAACATTCACTGCCCTAGGGGCTAGACTAAGAACTCTGAAAGCTCTATGCTTTTCTGCATCCCAGTACTTCTCATTAACTAAAAGACTCTCTGTTTTCTGTCTAGCAGCATCATTATCCGATACTGTCTGACCTATGGAAATGATAGGCAGGATGATGTTATTCTCTTGCTTCAGCTTGGCAATAGCCCTCTCAGCATTAGCATGGATACACATGATACTATTAAATTTCTCCTCTGAATCAATGTATCCTACATCATTAAAGGATGCGATCATAGAGCGTAGAGATTCTCTGTAAACAAAAGAGATATTACTCTTAGCTTGGGTCATTTTGTAAATTACTTTACGCACATCTCCTTCCCTAGTATCCCACCTCCTACTCCTACTTTCAAAGGAGGAAGGATCCCAAGTAGTAAGAACAGTCTCAGGCATTGATACGGTGTTAAATGAGGTTGCTTGAGAAGGGGTTAAAAAATTTAGGGGCTTGTTAAAGGATCCACCTCCTGCTGGGGTAAACCCTGTTTCATCATTGGTCATACTATGAGAACCAACAGGGAAAGTGTAATACCCACCAAGAGAAGCACTATAGGTAGGTTCTCCAGAAACCCGCAAGGTCCAGATTAATCCAGCATCATCGCCAGTAATAGGCTGTAAAGCAATTAAAGAATCCTGTCCTATAGCCTTTAACTCATCTAAACGAGAAACTCCCGCATTATCGGTAGTAGAAATCCAAAGATTTGCTACTGTCCCTACTGCGGTACTCTGTGTATCAGTGGTTAAACCTCCTAGTGCAATATTTCCTTCTGCTAAGGACTTCCACTTCCACTCTGCAAGTTTAGAACTCATCGCTTATACCTGCATACCCCCCAAGCTCATCACTGACCTGGGTAAGAGGAGTGTCCTGAACATCAGGAGCATCACGGAGGAGTTTAGCAGAGCATACTAAATGGTACACACCATACGACTCAAAGCTATCCTCAACAACTTCGAAAATTTCATACCTTTGATCTTGGAAAAAAGGTTTCACAACATCTCCAGGGATGACAGACCTACCAATCTTCCTTTCAATATAACTCTTGTTGAAAGTAAAGAGTTGATCATTGGTTAACTCAATACCAAACTGGGTAAGCTCCTCACTCATAGAGATTGGATCGTAGTGACCATGAACTGTAAGTGCTTGTTTAGCTACAGGCTTGTTACGAGACTCCATATAGACAGGATCATAATCAGCAGACTGATAGTACTTGTAGAAAGAGAACTTAGAACCAGCAAGACGAATCATCTCATCATCAACCAAGTTGAAGAGGTTAATGTCTGGATTATCCTGATCGAAGAGGTTGAGTAAACTCTCTCCTTCATCAAGATCAGGAAGCTCAGGGAGCTTCGTAGTTGCTTTGTAGTTCTTCTTTGCCACTTAATCACCCATCAGGACCTGCCCTTTTCTTTCTATCATCTGCATCCAGTGCTGCCTGAGTTTTTTTATCTAATTCAGGGAAAATACTATCCGGCTCCCTGCTCCTGCCTTTCTTCTTACCAGACTTCGCAGCCGCTGCTCTTTCCCTTCTTGCTTTCATTCTAGCATTAAGATGCACTTGGACCATGTGTTGAGCTTGGGGGTTAGTAGACCCAGGCTTTACTTGAAGCTTCTTTTCCATCCTTTTCTTAGCTTTTTTTGCGCCCTTCCTCTTGACTGGATCTTTTATCGCTTTAGAGGATCTTTTTGCTCCTCCTGATGAACGAGCTATTGGATGAGCAAATCCTGTTGGATCGCTAGTTCCTTTTGCCCTCGGATCGGCTTCATGGGCCTCCATTAATTTTTTAATATATCTATTCATAATTTTACCTTCTCCCTGTAATTCCTTTTTCTTTTGCTGTATTAACTCCTCGGCCCTTCTTTCACCAGAAGCATAGCTACCCCCAACTTCATCCTCTTCCTCTGCTTGGTTCCCTTGTGCTTTTTGTGCTATTCTATCTTTAGCCATTTGGATTGCTTTTCTCTTAGCCATCTTACCACCAGTCTTAAGAGCCCCTCCAACTGCTTTAGCACCAGCCTTCGCAGCCCCCACAGCCCCTTTACCAACACCAGCCGCAATCCTAGCTGCTACCCCACCTGCTGCTGCCGCTGCTGCCCCTAGAGGGGCAAGAATGGCTATCTCATCAACTCTATAACCCATAGCTTCGGCTAAATATAAGCCTAGTCTTTTGTACTCGGTAGATGAGTTAACTTTCGTAACCGTTTTAATAGGTCGTTGTCTTTTTCTTTTATCAGCCACCTCTTCAGGGCTAACAGGTTTACTAGGGGATCCAGCCCGTACTCTCTGGGCTGTAATTTCTCTCGTTAATTCTTCATCAGATTTAGTTTTGCGGGGTCTTCCCCGTTCGCTTCCGTATGTTCCTGGACCTTTAGGCATGATTAAAATAGTGTGAACGCAGGAGGTTCTTCAATTTCTGAGAGAAGCTCTTCTTTAAGCTTATCCTTTTCGGCTACACTTTGTTGTGCTAACTCTGCGCCGTTTAAACTTGCGCCTCCACCTGGAGACGGAAGTGATTTATATTTCCCTCTTACTTCTCCTAAGATTCCTTTGCATACAGCTAAAGCGAAGCGTTGAATCCAGTTCTTATAATAGGGGTGCATGGTATATGTATCTAGGGCTCTGTAAATTAAGATAACAGTTTGGCTATTGCTGACAGGGGTTGGATACAGTTGTAAAACATTTCCGTTTACTACATCCCAGGAGCCCTCCTGGCTTAGAATTTTTCTAATCATCTCTAAGTGCTGCTGCATTAGATAGAAATCAGACACTTGGAAATTACTAAAGAGGAAATTATCTTGGAAGTATTTGATAAAGAAATCAAACTCTAATGAACCCGCCATGTTCTGGAGACTGAGTAATGATTTCTTATACACAACATAGGAGAGGTTATAAGCTATATGCATAGGAAGCATATAAGCTCCCACTCCTGCTGAACATTCGAATGTAGCACACTGCGTTGTCCAAAAAGGAGCATGATAATCTAGGTTAGTTACAGCTTCATCAATTGCAGTCTTAATTTGAAAAGGGGTAAGCTCTACCCGAACAACAGGATGCCCTAGTCTAGCGAGAACAAAATCGTGAACAGTTTCCTCAAAAGGATCAAGCTCAACTCCATCCGACAATAGACCTTTATTTAGTTTAAAAGAATCAATAGCGGTAGAATAGATATCAGTGTCCCCAAGGTTCCTACCACCGTAGGTGCCAAAGGTATCACCATATCCCACCAGCCTAGGATCAACTTTCGGTGCCGCTGCCGCTCTTGCCATGATTTTCCTCTATAAAGATATTTGGTTTGGAGATCTTTACGGGTCTCCCTTTCTTCTTCTTCTCTACTGGTTTATTAATTAACTCTAAGTATCTTGAACTAACCAATGATTTTGATTCAAACAATTCTGAAGGTCTAATCTCTACTACTTCACCATCAATGTGAAGAAGCATATTCCACCTGCATTTGCTTCGATATTTATACATAATAGTCTACAGTATATAGGAAAGAAAAGAGGGCCAGAGGACAAAAAACCTCTGGCCCTCGTAATTATTTACTTACTTGTCTAATCAGACAGTGGTAGCAGCACCCAAGTTAGCATCGTTACGAGAGAACGGGCTGAACAGGTAGTTACTCGTAGGACCGATAATACGGATCACACGATAGAACCTGTTCATAGGCTCAATCTGTACCTTACCATAGCGGGTCAGAATACCTTTCCTGGGCTGGAAGGACTCAGGATCAACAATAGTTGGGAGTTGCTGGAGCGGAATGTACGGGGCATAAATATACCCAGCATCCATAGCGTTAGAACCTTTGTAGCCGACAAGAATCTCATCAGTCGGGTACATCGGATCAACATACAGATCATA